TATGCACAGACTGTGATGAGCAGTGCGCGACGGACAAAACCCACCATCACACTCCAGTCGGAATCAGCATCGGCCACCTGAAGTACATACTGTGGACGATGGAGAATGCTGCAAAAGACAAGCCCTATGAAGGTACACAACCGGGCAACGCAAAGAAGTGGCTGAAGGAAGGCATCGACCTAATCAAACAATCAATGCCCAAAGAGGAAGGTGAGTGATGAACATATTCGTTTTGCATCCTATGCCTGACATGGCTGCGCGTATGCAGTGTGACCGGCACGTAGTCAAGATGACCCTTGAGACTGCACAGATGCTCTCTACGGCCATCAATGAGTTGGGTGGGCAGGCATCCTACAAGTCTGCCCACGTCAACCATCCGTGCTCTGTGTGGGCACGGGAAACGCTCGGCAACTTCGTATGGTTGTGGGAGCACGGAATCAACCTGGCTCAAGAGTACACCGCAAGGTACGGAAAGGTACACAAGTCGGAGGTAGTCATTCGTGACTGCTACCACACAATGATGCAACGTCAGCTACTCAAGAGCCGAAGGCTGACACCACACCCACTGTGTATGCCTGACGAGTACAAAACAGACTGTGTGTATGAATCGTATCGAAACTTCTACATAGGTGAGAAGTCACGGTTCGCACGATGGAACAAAACAACTGAGTCACCGTCATGGTGGCCGCAACAAACAGGAGTAAATCATGAACGAACCATACGAACTTGAAAACCTATTCAACATCACCATCAACCGTGAGCAGGCTCGCCTATTGTCCCGCGCACTGAAGACCAGCAACGGTCCACACGCACCAGTAAACTTCTCTGACGTCGATATCGCTCGGCTACGCACAATGAAGGCCCGACTCAAAGCCATCGCAACATACTCGGAGGACCAATGATTATCTATGTACTGGACGACGGAGAGACGTGGACCCTGAGTGAGCCCACGGCGGTAACGATAACGGATGAGCAACTGACTCGCCTGGAAGGTGGTGAGAAGTTCTACCACGTCGTACCCGATTGGGATGAGCAACAGGGTGACGATGCCGACGACTTCTTCATTCAAGCTGGCATCGCTGCCGCAGAGGCACTGAAAGAAATGAAGCGGGACTACACAAAGAGCATCGTGGATGCTCAGAACCAGGGAGGTGAGTGATGCTTGGACCAGATTGGGAACGTGAGGTTGAATACGAACCGGGCAAGGTTTTTAGGTTTACCGATATGTGGCATCGCTGGTGCTATGAATGTGCAGCATCGAACGCTTCTATGCCCGTCGAGGAATACATACGACAGGAAAAGAACGATTGGTTTGAAGACGAGGGAGGTGAGTGATGGACAAGACATTTATAATCAAAGGCAGCGTGCCGGGTGATGGGGATTACCGAAACTGCTTCGCGGACATGCAGCGGTGCATGGCAAACGAAGGTGGTGAGTTTAATGACTTTACATGGAAAGTCGCAGCAAGACTTTTCGCTCTTGCGTCTATGTTCCCTGACCTTACCGGGCACCAGCTTCGGCAGATTGCGACGGAACGTTGGTGCTTCTCCAAGACTGATCCTGACCGGGCTTGGGACCACGATGTAACCGTTCACCCTTACCCGCGACACGGCACACCATTTTGGGATGAGTACCAAATGAAACTGAAAAGAATGAAAGGAGGTGAGTGATGGACTACAAACCGCTGGACTTCAATCAGAAGGGTCGAGACATATTGAACCACAACTTTGGACATGCGTCATGCCCTTGGTGTGGTTTCAACATCATGCAAGCAGACGATCTTGTCGATGCCGGTGAGCGAGAAACGAATCACACATGCCTGCTCCAAGTCATCCAGGACGTTGACGAACAAGGAGTCTGTCGGTTGTCGATGCAGTGGGAGTGCTTGAAGTGCCATAAGAATGGAATCTTTCAGGCGATGGGACCGCGCACAGATGCCGACATGGTTCGCAAACAACGAGACGCGATGCTCGAAAAGTATCGCAGTGAAGGAGGTGAGTAATGCCCTATAAATATGTATGGCCAGAGGAAGCATTCGAGGTACGCATCCAGTGTACTGAGGAACAAATACAACAGCATTGTGATGCGGCGCCTGAGAACGACCTTCGAGACTTCGATGATCGTGGTGGGCTTCAGATACCGGTGTACCATGTATACAAGAACGATAACATCTATGATCGTTTGACTTATTGGTATACGCTCGACAAAACCGAGTGCGATACCTACGAGTTTGATGTTCGCGATATTCCGACATGGTGGAACTGTTCTTCAGAAAGTCCAGAGAATCATCAAGACTGCATCCAAGAAGCATTGAACGATGGCGTCATTGAGTTCGAGGGATTGCTACTGAAGATACACAAGATGGCTGAGTGATCCCCATGTCGTACCAATCATTGTGACCCATGTCCAAACGGAACCAAGCGCCGGTTCTATTCAATGAGCCTACAACACAGGAGAATGTATGACTCGCTTACCAAACAGAGCAGCCTTTCCAAGTTTCGACTTGGCCCTTGGCCCCCACGACCCTTCCAAACTTCAGCACCGTCACCAGCTTTCAGCGTGGGTGAAACCGGTGCCAGAGACAATCCCCCCAATGAATGAACCACAACAAAGTGAATGGATTCGCCTGAACGATAGCGTGGTTCGCAGAGCAAACACAGGAGAGCAAAAATGACTGAGCAAGAAATCAAACAACTAAAGAGCATGCGGAAACTATTAGAGCAGTGGTCTAAACCACAGCCCACGGTTGCGATCGGCAACGCAGAGAACGTTCAGTCGTTCCCTGAAGAATCTCGTATTGCGTTTCAGCAGCAGCTTGAAGCAATCAACAAGGTTCTCGAAAGGGCAGAGGCAGAGGACAGCCAAGCATGACACTAAACAAAGAGACACCAGTTGGGACACCACTGAAGTCTATAGTGAAGGGGTGGGGTAAAGGCCCATTCGTTTACATGGGCAACGGCAGAGGCGGGAACACAATCATAGTCGCGACGAAGAAGGATGGATTGCAGCAAGCGCGTGCATCTGACTTCGCCGTCGATTCGATTGCCGCCAAAGCCATCGGTGACTTTATCTCAAAATAGTGGTTGACTATGACTTTGCTTGCCGGTAAAGTCATACCTACCCTACCTCAACATACTGGAGCAGAGGATGAACAAAGCAGAGCAGTTTAGATTACCGGTGAGCCCGCGCAACATTTCAGTTGAGTTGGTTCGAGAGGTTGAAGACGAAGATACAGGTGAGGTTGTTGCGGAACACATCATCGAGGTGTTTGGTCGGTTCCTTCCTGCGGAGCCCAGCGTGGGGCTTGGTCCTCACATTGAGGTTCTGTCAGCACACCGACAAGACAGAGACGTTCGCGTTGCTGTGGAGTTAGAAGATTGGGAGGTTGACACGTTGCTCGACCTTTATCAAGAGCAGTTGCGGACAGAACTTGACCGTGACATTTGATTTTTTATGGCATACTTGACGAACACAGGAGAACAAAATGAGCATCAATCAATGTAATAAATGCTACAACCCCATCGGCAACAACATCACAGACCTTCACAACATTCAAGTGATGAAGGCCGTCATGCAAGATTCGATGCTGCGTGCGGACGAAGCCGATGACAACGCGCATAAGGTGATGATTCTGGAATCAACAATCAAACACATTTTAGGAAACATCGAGAGAGATTTTGGTGAAGCGTGGTCGATTCATAAACAACAAATGAAGGAGTTGATGGAGTCTCTGAGAGATCAGGGAATCATCAGCGATGTAGGAGGTGAGTGATGAGTCAGACAAATGAACTAAGGTTCATACGGGTAGATCGATGCTTCCACGACCAGTATGGATGGGTACGGCCTGATCGCACAACTGAATGGCTAAATGTTAGTCTCATTCAATCCGTAGGCATCGATCCTGATGTCAAAAACGATGACGATCCTGACTTGAAATACACAGCAATCTGTATGCTTGGTGGCTTTAAAAACGACACTATCGAAGTATTCCATACAGACGAAACTCCCGAGTCATTTTTAAAAAGAGTCCACGAACTTTGGAGGTGAGTGATGGGCTACGACTGGAACCAACAGGGTGATATTTCTAACTCACCCACAGTGTATCTTGGAGATACGCAGAGCAGGATTAAAAAGACGATCAGTGATTACGTGTCCACAAACGGGCCACGAAAGTATGAACTGCACGGAGAACGTTACGAAGTAGACCCCGACACGGGCCGCAGTGACCACAGTGGGCACCTGACTAACTTGGTTGAGTTTGTCCAAAGTGTTGCACGCAAGACGATTCCAGCGGGCATCTACGGCATGCACGTCACTGCACCTGACAGGGTTGGGCGTGATGCTTGCTGGCTCGCAGTCGAGGGCTTCGTGATTGCGGTCAAAGAACAGGGAGGTGAGTGACAATCACACTTGACACACTTGGGCCAACCAAGTAATGTACTCAAACCATACAGGAGAATGTAATGAGCAACAACGTTACGAAACTTAGAAAGCGTAAAGCAAACCAGAAAAGAGAATGGTCATGGCCGTCATTCATATCGGCATGGCAAGAGTCAGAATCATACGAAGATGTATTAGAGCAGCTTGGCTTTGAAGATACACCACAAGAACGTAGCTTCATTGGTGGCAAGGCTTCATACGCAAGGAAAAAGGGCGTGCCCTTGAAGAAGTTCAAGCGAAAGCGCAGGGGATCTAAAATCGATTGGAACGGACTTGCAGACTTAGCAAAGTCAAAGAGTGAATCGTGATTGAATATACAGAGGTCCTTTCCTTTATAAGAAACGCAAACCACATATTTTGGGCCGTGAGCCTTAATAGAGCGATTGGCAAACTTAACAATCGTTGGTACACAAATCGATTGGAGGTAGTAAATGTCAAACATTGAAGACGCAGAGGGGTCATACAAAGTCTTCCTGGCGATCAAAAGTGATTCAGACCTGAATGAAAAGTTTCGCTGCACTCGTGACGGAGTCATGTACTACAGCGGCAAAAAGATGACAGAACCTGACTTCTCGCAAGTGTCAGTCTACTTGGCACAAAAGTGGAAAGTAGTGTGCTCGAAGGAAGAGTTAAAGTCCGGTATCATGGCAGCGTCTAAGCGCATCGAGCCTCAACTTATCTACGGAACAAACTTGGCCGAAGACTTCAGACTGAAGGTCAAAGAGTTCTTAGAGCACAACCCGCCATCGTGCCACAGGTATGACATTACAACTGATGTAGTGGCTGAGTACGTTGATCCTGGTGGGTGGCAAGAGCAAAAGCGACTGACAGAAATGAAAGTAGCAAAAGCCCTAAAAGAGCAAGGGCTTCAAAAAGTGCGGGTAACGCACAAGGGAGAAAGAAAAATGCGCTGGTTCCCGATCACGGGAGCGTAATCATAAACAAACAGGAGAGTGCTGTGGGATTCACATCACAAGAAATAATCGCCCTTACAAAGGCGTTCAACACGAAAGCAGTCTCGATTGCAAAACGGGACATCGACAACAACTCTGAGATTGACGTGAACCTAATCGTCAAAATCGCCGGTAAACTCATACGGGGCCAGAAGTCTAAGCCAGTCAAAGCTACCTCCACTATTCCGTGGAAAGTGGCCCTGGCTCTCTTTGCCAAGCGCTCTGGATTTACCCGTGAGCAAACTGCAAAGGTGCTGCTTGAGGCGGTTACCTTCGCACTCGAAACCAACTCCGACAAGAAGACTGAACTTCTTGAAGAAATGGGAGTTGGGGATGCCCTGGCCATGCTGGACAGAGAGGTCTTTGACAAGCTGCCCAAGAAGACCCGTGATGGAAACATCACCTTTGATGTAGCGATGGTCGAGGCTGTTCGAGAGCCAATGTTGGTGGCTGACCAAGACACTTTGACCCTTGGGGAAGGGGAAGAAGTGGCGAAGTAAGTCGCCGGGGTCACCGTTTCAGCGGGGCGGTGACCCCACTTTTCATTATGGAAAAATCAGATCAAATCGAAGATTACGAACGTATCGACACATTTCAACTTGTATTCCAGATGACCCAATCAATGGGTGGACTCCAAAAAGGAAAGCACTCAAAGATGGCGTACATCTACGGAACAAGCCGTTCCCGGCTACGCAGCATCTTGAACCGTGAAGCAAAGGCACCAACACTGGATACCGTTGTTTCATGGATGCACAGAGTGTACCGGCTGACCGGAATGAAGGTCGTGCTGACCATCACACCTGATCTTAAAATGCACTACAGCATCTTGAGCCAGAACCAAGAACGTATCGACGGCATGATCGTCCCCCCGAAAAACAGCTTGTAGAAAGTCATACGACCGACTACACAACAATGCCCTTTGGGGATTGATCCCCCCAAAAGTGGGGCTCCTGACTGAGCCCACCGGGTATCCGGTGGTGCTCTTTCGGGCTCCCCGTCAGGAGTTACCATGTGGATACAGAGCGCTAAAAACGCACGCATAACTATCGTCGCGGCCGACCTTGAATACAGTCGAGGCAACGGTCAATCCATCTTTCCATGCCCATCGTGTGGCATGCTCGAAAGAGGATCAAACGACAAAAAGCGTGGCCCTATCGGATTTGGTCGAAGTGAAATGGCCTGGACTTGCTACAAGTGTGGAGCCAAGGGCGATGTTGTAGACTTTGCATCTCAACACTTTTTTCAACAACCGTTGAGAAATCTGGACAGAAACCAGCGCTCTGTGGTTCGTGACTGGTTTGCCGAGCAAGGCTACTGTACTCCGTCCGGAGTGCCAGCACACGTACAACCAGACCCAAGCAAAAGACCGGTTGTTACGCCAGCACCGACTCAAGGGTACGTGAGGCCCCCGCAACAAGAACTGAACGATCTTTGGCAAAAGACAACGACCATAGAATCTGCACTCGAACAGCCAGCAAGCTTTGCGGAGCAACTAAGCAAGTGGATGATTAATAGAAGATTTTCACCAAAGGTTTTGGACAGCACATCCTGCGTTCGTGTTCTGCCGCTACCCAATGAGTATAAATATCCTGAGTGGTTTCCGCACCAGTGGGGCGGCATCTATCGAGTAGCAGCACCGTGCTTTGAGCCTGATGGCACATTCGCCAGCATTCATTGCCGAAGCGTATCGTATGCAAAGGGTCGTCAGCCTGCTGGATCGAAGACACGATGGCCAACCGGATACGAAGCCGGTGGATTGTTGATGGCAAACACATATGCTCAACAGATCATGCGTCAGCATCTGAACGATTCAATTCAAGGGTTTTTGATTTGCGAAGGTATCACCGACTTTATGAGAGCATGTGAACAAGCACACCGTGAAGATTTGAGGCTCGCCATCGTTGCTGGAACATCGGGTAGCTACAAGTCCCTTGCTAAGATTCCAATACCCCCTAAAATGAAAATATATATCGCTACTGATTCAGACGACTCTGGTGATGATTACGCATCAATCATCTGCGATCAGCTTCCCCAACACACCCTATACAGAGTACCCCTGGAGTTAAACGATGGCTGATTTGGATGAAGTCCTCTCCGCTGGACAAAGAAGGCTCGGTGATCTACTGAGCATTGCTGAAAATGAGAACTGCATCAATCAGCCAAATCAAGAACCCGTTGAGGTTCCACTCCCTGAAAACGAAACGGATACCCGTATTGTTGATTTACTCGATCAATACACGGATCGGAATGGTGACCCATCCGGTCGGTTCAGGAAAAACAAAAACAACCTGTACATCATCTTGCGTAGGGACCGCAGATGGCGGGGCCGGGTGTGGCTAAACAGCTTTACCAACACACTTCAAATCGATGATCGGGACTACAGGGATACAGACGATACACGCATCGCTCTGTGGGTTTCACGAGCATACGGACTGGAATACTCTGATGCTGCCGTCAGCGCTACAGTGCAGTTGATTGGCGAAGAAAACAAACGAAACCCACTACTGGAGTGGTTGGATTCACTTCATTGGGATGGAACCCCACGCTTGGCTTCATGGGTCATCGAGGCAACAGACTGCGATGATACGGACCTGAACCGGAAGATGGCTGAGAAGTGGTTGATTCAAGCCATCGCACGCGCATATAAACCGGGCTGCAAGGCAGACTGTGTGTTGATTTTTGCAGGAGACCAGGGCGCCGGTAAGAGCACCTTGTTCAGAAAGCTTGCTACAGAAGAATACTTTGCAGACACACCGCTCGATATCGGCTCCGCAAACTCCTACAGCCAGATTGCCCGAGCGTGGATTTATGAGGTTGCCGAGCTAGACTCTGTTCGTCGATCAGCGAACAGCGCAACCAAAGCATTCTTGAGCGCTCAAGAGGACAACTTCCGCCCCGCTTACGGGCGACACGCGATCACGATTAAGCGTCACGTTGTGTTCGCTGGCACAACAAATGAATCACAGTTCATTAATGACATGACCGGATCACGTCGGTATTGGCCGATTAGGGTCAACGAAGTGAACCTTCATTGGGTGCAAGAGAATCGAGATCAGCTTTGGGCAGAGGCAATCGTAGCGTTCAAGGCCGGTGAGACTTGGTATCTTGATAAAGAAATGGACATCAAGCGTCACGATTCGAGCAAGATTTACAGGCAAGATGACCCATGGATGGACCCAATCAGCACGTTCCTGATGGTTCAGCAGGGCTGGGTGACTATGACCATGGTGATGGAAGAGGGGCTTAAGATTGAAAGAGGGCGCATGAATCGACGAGATGAAATGAGGATCTCAGAGATTTTGCGTGAGTTGGACTATGAAAAGAAACGGATGATGATTGGCGGAAAACGTAAGTACGTTTGGGCAAAAAATGAAATATTGAAAGTACAAAGTAAGGAAGCATGATGAATAAAGTAGCGTTGGGTGGCGGGGTATTTCTCGCGCCTGGATATGAGAATGAAAAAGCGATTCTAAGTAGATTTGAGATTGCAAACCCTGAGTACCAAATGGCAATGGGTATGCGTAAGCAGGGACGATACGTTCCGATTCCCGACAAGCACATCAATGCTTGTCACCGTATTCCATATGATCACCCATGGGGCGGTGGTCTCGCAGTTCCACGAAAGGCTGCATCACAAATGGACCTCGGTAAAATCGTCGACGTGAGAACTGATCCGGCAGCGCCATCTTTGCAGCTTGCAAAAGGCTTCTCTCTTCGAGACTACCAACTCAAGGCCCTGGACTCTTGGAAGTCAAACGGTGGAGAGGGTGTGGTTATCGCACCGTGCGGTGCCGGAAAGACTGCGATTGGTGTCGCGGCGATGGCTGAGTACAACACAAAGGCCCTAGTTTTAGTTCATACGAACGATCTTGCAGTACAGTGGATAAATCGCATTGAATCTATGCTCAATGAAAAGGCAACGCAGTATGGGGCAGGCAAGAAAAACGACTCTGGACGCATTGTTGTCGCAACGTTCCAAACACTTGAACGAATGTCATTCACAGAACGATACACGTTCGGTCGACAGTTTGGGCTCTGTATCGTTGACGAGGCTCACCACGTGCCGGCCCACACCTTCTGCTCAGTCATGTTCTGCATGCCCGCCAGATACAGGCTTGGGCTTACAGCAACACCAGAGCGACCAGATGGATTGACTTCAATACTCTGGTGGCACTTTGGATCTCCAGTCTATGAGATCACAAATGAGCAGCTAACGATCTCAGGACATGTGGTTGCTCCCGATATTGAATGGCTATTCACTGACTATATGGGTCCACCAAATCGTTTAGACTGGTCTAAGTTGATTACAAAAATGACCACCGACGATGGTCGCAATGAAAAGATTCTCAACAGAGTATTATCGGCATGCCGAGACGGTAGGCAGATTTTAGTTCTATCGGATCGAGTAGATCACTGTATTTTATTGGCAGATACGCTTCGGACACACAACATTATTGCAGAGCCATTGGTTGGCAGAATGACAAAAAAACAACGAAAAGAGGTATTACAGCGTGCGAATGATCGAAAAATTCAAGTCGTTTGTGCCACAACGGTCGCAGATGAGGGGCTTGATTTGCCATCACTCGACACAGTTGTGCTCACGACTCCGACGAAAGCTATGGGTCGAATCCAGCAAAGAATCGGCCGAGTCATGCGACCGCACCCAAAGAAAAAGAATCCGATCGTTATTGATTGCGTTGATGATAGTGGACCAATGCGTGGACTGGCTCGAAAGCGACACAGGCTCTATACCAAGCTCGGATGTTCATAAAATGATTGATGTGTTGAAAAAACTACCAACGGGCTGGTCAATGATTGAAACCAATAATGGATATCAAATTCGCGACCAAGACGATGAGTTTGTATGTGAGGCAAAGTCGCCACAACGCCTAAATGAAATCATAGACAATGAGTTTGAGTTAGCGCAAATGTATGCGAGCATGATGTACGTTCTGAAGTCGTCACAAGCTGCAGAGGCTTAGTGGGCTCGCCTGGAAAGGCCAGCCCAATCACGCACACCGACCTTGGTTTTTGTAAAATCTTCTATTGCTATGGCAAGCCGCAAAGACGGTATTGATCGCCCTGACTCCAGGTCACGAAGATAGGAAACGGAAACACTTAAACCTTTGGGCCTGAGTGTTTCGTTCATCCATTTGCAGAAGCCAAAACGGCTGTTGAAAGCGGGTTGGCTTTCCCTAAAAGATCGAATGTCCATAAAAAATCCAGTCAGAAAATGTCCGATTAAGGTGATGTTATAACCATCACATCGTGATACCATACAGTCAAACAAAGGAAAAACCAACAATGAGTGAAACATTGCCAACAATCGGAAGCAGTAGCATCGGCGCCATTCTTGGTCTCTCTCCCTGGAGTAGCCCATGGGACGTTTGGGCAAGAGCCCATGGTCTGAGTGAAAGTTCGTCATCAGCGGCAACGCAAAGGGGGCATATCTTAGAGCCAGCTATTGGTGCCCACTATGCACACTTAAACAACGTGGAGATCAAAAAGGGGCCAGAGTACGAGGCCGATCCAATCATTGGGCCTGAGTCTTGGATGCATGCTCGACCAGATTTTTTCGTGAAGTCAGACGATAATCACTGGCTGCTGGAGATTAAATCTACTCGAAAGTTTGATCACAGATGGGGCTTTTCAGGATCGAACGGTGTACCTCCATACTACGCTGCACAATGTATTTGGCAGATGGCAGTGACCGATGACGAGCGATGCGATCTGGCAGCATTCGCAACAATGAATGATGAGTATAGATCGTACACGATTCACCGTGACGAATCTGTTGAATCGAAGATGCTCGAATATGTCAGGGATTGGTACGATAGGCACATTCGTGGAGGCGCACCACCAGAGGTTGATGGCTCTACTGCATGCTCCAAGTCGCTTGCAAAGATGTTCGAGCAAGAGTCAAAAACCTTTATTGAGCCATCCGAAACCCACATGGACTTGGCAAAACAGCTTCATCAAATTCGAGCACAGTGTGCTGAGTTGGATGAGAAAAAACGAATGATTGAGAACAAAATAAAAGAAGAGATAGGCACCGCATATGGTATTAGTGGTGTAGCAACGTGGTCACAGAGCAAACCACGGAGCAGATTTGATCGCGCTTCATTCGAGGCCGACCACCCACACATCGCCAAAAACTATTTGAAGGTTGGCGAACCAACACGAACATTCAGATTTCAATACACAGGAGAACAAAAATGAGCAATGCACTTCATCCAGCACATCAGTTTCGCAACGTAGTCGAATCCAAGGCATCGGACTTCCTCCAAGCAATGGCAGGTACGGAAGAGGGCGCCAAGGCCGCAGGCCGTGTGGCGCTTGCGTTTAGACAGGCAGCACAAACCAACGACCGTTTGTACGGTTGTGATCCAGTATCGGTGGCGCAAGCGGTGGCACTTTCGGCAATGACAGGGCTGATGCCTGGTGGCCCACTACCAGACGTTTATCTACTGCCAAGAGGCAAAAGCCTGCAGTGGCAGGTATCGCACCGAGGGTTTGCAAAACTTGCTTCTCGTAACGGTGTACGTCTTCGAACAAAGGCTGTATTCGAAAGCGATAAGTTTCATGTCATCGAAGGTACAGAGCCAAAGCTTGAGCATGTTCCAGACCTTTCTGCTGACCAGTCTTGGGATACGCTCGTAGCCGTCTATGTGGTGGCACACTACAAAGATGGAAGCAAAGACTTTGTTGTCATTCGTAAAGCCGACATCGAAAAGCGTAGAGCAAACTCAGACGCCTACAAGCGCAACAAGAATCAATCACCGTGGGGTCAATGGCCTATCGAGATGGCACTCAAGACCGGACTTCGGTATGCGTTTGCTCGCGGCATCGTTTCGATGGACGACACAACCACTAGCGCATATGAGCATGACGGTATGCAAGACGCACCTGCTGCAGACTTGCAGGTTGTTGAAATGAATGATGTTCCAGAAATGAACACCATGAATGTTTTGTCTGATCAGCTTGATGAACTGGTTCAACAAACCGACAAACAAGAAACGTTAGTGGAGGACTAAATAGCAAATGGCCCGTGATTACAAACGCGAATACGAACAATACCACAGCAAACCGAAGCAAAAAAAACGCAGAGCGGGCCGTAATGCTGCCAATCGTATTATGAAGATGGTTGGAAAGATAAAAAAAGGTGATGGCAAAGATGTACATCACGAAGACGGAAATCCACTAAACAATAAAAAATCAAACCTAAAAGTAATAAGTAAATCTAAAAATAGATCAAAAAAATAAAAGGAAGTATCATGAGTCTTTTTGAAGAATCAAAGCAACAAAAAAATCCATTTGGCGAAAAGAAAAAGGAACAAGAAAAGTCTGATTCGATACCTCAAATCAATCAAACGTCTTCATTTTTGAGAATATTAAACATAGTGTTTGATGAACAGATTCTTTTAGAAAATGAATCTAAAAATTGTGATGGGTTTCGAACACGCTTGTGCGATTCCTCCTGGCCTCTTCACAACCTTCAAGGCAATGTCACTGAGCCCACGTGGGCAAACATGATCAACGCCACTATTGCTGGCATGAAGAAAACAATCAGCAACAGCCAACCCAACGGTGATTGGAAAATTATTCAATATGAAACTAAGATCGATCATGACTCGTCTTCTGTAGAGAGGTTGTTTCTGGTTGTTAAGTTTGTAGATGTAGACAACAATAACGATCTTCAGTACACAAACGGTGCCCCGGTAGCGACCACTGTAAATGTTCAAAACAGCCCAATCCCGCCTGAGTTAATCGAGGCGTTATCAAATAAACCGACTGATGACTCGCGCCTGACTGGCTTGCTGGAGCAACTTGTAGAAGCAATAGCTGACAAAAATACTCAACCAAACAAGACGAAAGCAGAGCCAGTGATATCGAAAGATCCTGAACCTGAGCCTGTTGTTTTCAACGAATAGAAACGATGCCGTTGTATCGATTTGTGTGCGGTGTATGTGACAACGCTGTAGAGCGATTGCAGGCATTTAAAGAGCCAAGCCCCCATTGTGGGGCTTGTGCTTTAGATCGTGGAACGTCGACCGAAATGAAAAGAACAATCTGTGCTACCAACTTCAGCTTGAAAGGCGATGGTTGGGCAAGAGATAATTATGGGTTGAAAAAGTCGTAATTAACGTAGAGCCTCAACCCTAAACTTCAGCATTTCGTTTTCTTGCTTGAGAAACTTGACCTCCACTTTGATCGCGGCCAACTCAGACATCATTTCAATAATCTGTTCAAGATGTTCATCACGCTCATTCTCTAAGCGTTCAACCCGCTTGATTAGATCATCACGGTATAGGGTTTGCTCTGCTTTATCCTCTACCTGCTTTTCTCTTTTTTGCTTCAGCATGAACTCATAGAACTTAAACGCACCGGCACTGAACACACCTGTAACGGCGGCGACGATTGCAGCAGTAGTAGTCGGCTTATCCACGGAGATCCTTGTGCATTACTTCCATACGCATTTTAACGTATATCCAAACCCACAGGGTAAAGTAGACGCCTGTAACCACAAGACTGCGCCCAACGTCACCAGCGGCAAACTCAGGGTCGCTAAACACGTTGACCAAGAATCGGGTGGTCGAGAAGATGTACAGAAGCAGGTAGGTGCCTACAAATCGGGAACAGGATCGGATGTTGGGCAGACTGAACAGCATGCCCAGGGCAACTACAAAGTACAGGCAATACTGAAAGTAGGCCCACTCGTTGCCCCCATCCAGGGCCTCGCCGTAGGACATCCAAAGTACACGGTTGTTCGCAAGATCAGAAATGTTCCAGAACAACAGCAGGGGTCCGTAGTCGTGGTAGACGAGGATGTCCTTGTAGGCTTTTAGAAACTGACGCATGAATCACCTACTACATCATAACTTGGAGAGGGTATGCCTGATCATTCATTAGACGACATCGTACATTCCATACAGTCAGCAGTCATAGCTGCTACCGATATTGCAGAGCGCCATGAACTCGATTCGATTACAAGCGAAGAGTTTTGGGAACGTAAGGTTGATGACAATGGAGAACCAATCACAGATGACGACGGAAGACACATATATGCACCTCGTATGGTCGTCATGGAACTCCCAACATGGGAAGATGGAGTATTGGTACAAAAAAGAATTCCGGTACCGATCCAGTCTCTTACGACTGGGCAGAGTCTGCGTGTTGATACGCTTGAAGTGGAGATGTCTGTGGAGATTTCGGGACTGACCGCAGATAAGAAAAAAGGCAAGTTAATGGTTAGGCCATGCGCCAATAAACCATCTTGGTTTAAAAAAGAAAGCAATGCTGCTAAACTCAAACTGATCTTTAAGGGCAGTGAGCCACCAGAAGGTTATGCAAGAATCGACGATCAACTTATCAAACTGCTTCCGTAGGAGAGCATCATGGCAGATCCCGGCCTCGTAAAAATGTCAGACCAGTTTGGTGGTCTACCAATGGAACAACTCATTGGTGGTCCTCTTAAAGCAGCCTGTAACGCACAAACCCTGTTGGCTAAGGCGTCCAGTGACTTCATCAAAGATGTTGGTCTGAATGATCTTGGCGGCGGTAAAATGGCTGCACGGACTGTGGACTTTTCGTTCAATAAGCCCGTACAAGACGCTGCCGGAAACACGACCATGCAAAAAGTGGACCTTCAGGTTCCACTGCTCGCCATCATCAATACGCCAAGCTTGTCAGTCAAAGAAGCCGAAGTGCGCTTCACGATGGAAGTGAAGTCTTCTACTTCGAGCAAGACCACTTCTGATAGCAAGGCTGACCTTACAGCCAAGGCCAAGTACAACGCTGGTCTATTTAGTTGTGAAGTGACTGTGCACGGTTCTGTAGCCAACCATAGCGAGAACAGCCGTAGCAGCGACAACAGTGCCAAGTACGACGTAAAGGTCATTGCCCGTGATGACGGACCACCAGAAGGCTTGAGCCGCGTTCTCGATATGTTTAATGATGCTATCGCTCCTACTCAGGGCGCTACACCAGTGAAGAAAGTTTAAACATCCCCTGGCCCCCCCCACCCATATCGTCTGTCCCATCTCGGGGCTTGAGCATGGGCGATTCCTGCCGGGTGCGGGGGGGTCATTTTACATTCGTTACCGTAAGCGTTATCGGTAAATGAATCCACCTTTTTGGTGTCGTTCAATTTTGGGCTCAGATGGTCTGAGTCTGATTTCACTCGTGGATTAAAGCTGAATCCATCTGAGAGTCACGACTCAGGTGGGTTTATTTTTTTTCCAGCAAACGATCAAGCTTTGCAACAATATCGTTGTGTACTTTAGTTCGAGTAATCAAAAAGTCTTTTGACTGGTTATCAGACGTGTCCCGATACTCTTGAATGACCCGATCGTATCGCTCACGCATCTTTTCAGACCGAGCCTCATACTCTTTTCGGATCTCGTCAAGCTGCTCTTGGAACCCTTCAACCAGTTTGTCCAAGCGCTTTTGCATTGTCATGAACTGATACACAAGGAAGGCCGCAAAAATACCTAAGTGTCCGCCGCCAAGCAGTGTGTCTATCAGGGCTTCCATCAAAACTCCGGTTCGTCAATCAGAGTATAGCTGAAGCTATTGCCCCACTTCTCCCGAGCTGCGTAGCAAATAGACATGAACTCTTCGAAGTCTTTGCTGTGACTAAATACCTGACACCCGGCAGACCACTTGTCTACTTGCGTAGACGCTGATCCAGCTTTGTGAATGTTGATACCATACATGCCCTCAGTGATTGAGCCAGGGTTCATGTCAAGAATTTCATCACGGTTGTCGTCGCGGTACACC